TGGCATCGAACGACGTACGAGTGAAATCAGTACTGGATCGAAGTTTGCAACCTGGCCGCTGCCTACGGAGTTGACGTGACCGTCACCTTCGCCAAGCAATTGCTGCCCACCGCCAGCTTCGCGAAGAGCGCGCTCCGTGTTCTCAAGCACAGTTGCGGTGACAAGACGCTTGTGAGCATCTTTAATTTCCGGAAGATCCGAGTGCTCGAGCACTGGCTTCCACTTGTTATTTAGTTCCTCAGCTAACATTTAATTCTCCCTTTATCCTTAGGATTAGTTTATTATTTATCAAATTAAAACTTTTTGGTTCTTGAAATCGCGCTGACATAGTTTGCCATTTCGCCAACTGCTACCGGCTTATCGACATCAGAAAATCCATCAGTGGCTTCTTCTGTGATAACGCCTGTATTCACCTCTTTCTTTTCAGAGAAGTACTTGCCCTTCAGAATGTCGAGCTTCTTTGTATAAGACTCAGCATCTGTGAACTCGATACCTTCTGCAAGTGTACGAAGCTTTTCTACCTGTGTAGCAGCAAGACCTTCAGACACTTCGTCGAATGTTGCTTCCATTGTAGCTTCATCGATTACTGTCTGTAGTTCTAGTTGCTTATTTACAGACTCGTCGAGCTTTGCTTCTAGCTCTTCAAGTTGTGCCTTCAGTTCACCAACTACATCAAGCTTTTCTTCTGGCACTGTGATGTAAGATTCAGCAAACAGATTGTAGAGTCCTTCCATGAAGTTCTCTGCAATATCGGCGCGGATTGTGGATTCGATAGCAAGCTTGTTATCTTCCATCCACGATTCTACTACATAGTCGAGATACTGATCGACTTTTGTAGTGATCTCTTCTTTGATTTCTTCTACTTCTTCGTTAAGACGAGTTTCGAATTCTTCTTCGAGACGTGCTTCTTCGATCGAAACGCGGGCTGATACAGCCGCTTCGAAGATTGTTGAAAACTTTTCTTTTGCTTCTTCGGTCAGATCTTCTCCGGCGAAGACTTCATTGATGTCTTCTTTTACCGCGTTGAGTGTAGGCATTGGCATTTGTCCCATACCAGGAGCTCCACCAGGAGCGGTAGCCGAAGGAACACCGTCAGTGCTATATTGCTTAATCGAATCATTAAAGAAGTGCGAAAGATCTTCGCCCTTCAACTGTGCAAGAAGTTGGCTAAAAGTAGCCAGCATTTCTGCACGCGTTGGATTTGGCTTCAGCGTTTCAGAACCAGCAGATTCATCGATACCGTCATGATCGATATCACTCATATCTTTATTTGACATTTTTGACTCCTTGTAAATTTTATTTATTTATTCTAAGTTAGATTTTAGAAATTTTATTGAGGAAGTTCTCAAAAATTTCAAACTTTTTAGCTTGAAGCTGTCTTGAAGAAGATGCTTTTTCAATAGTGTTTACGGTTTGCTCGAGAACAGCTGCTGCCTTTTTCTTTGCAACAAGCAGATCGTCTTGCCATACCCACTCTACGCCTTCCATAATTCCGTTGACAAACGCATCAGGAGCAGATGGATCTGCAACAATATCAGCGGCTGTAGCGAGATAGAAATCGTCTTGAACTTCATTAATGCCTTCTTTATTTAGCTTCAATGAACCCATACCTCTGGATGATACACCAAGCTTCACGCCTTCTCCGATAAGTCCCTTGGCAATATTACCCATTGGAGTATCCATGAGTTTCGCTCGACCTACGAAGTTTGCGCCTTCTTTCTTTAAAGAAGTGATCATATGAGATACACGGTCGAGGTTAATCGACGGACCATCAGGATGACCTAACTCGCCGAGAGCTCTACCTTTCTGAATATAAGATTCGTCGTAACGATTCACTTCTTTTTCGAGAGTCTCGACAGGATACATACGACCGTTACGGTTCTTAATGCCGCCTTGCAAGAAGATACCTTCGATGTATACGTTCTTCTTCCCGTCTTCACGGGCTTCTGTGATACATTTGAGATCTTCAAAAACTTCTGTAATTAGCTTCATGTTCTTACCTTACCCGAGATATTCTGTTGGAAGAGTACCGGCTTTTTGTACTTCAAGCAAGACGTAGCCATTCGCAGTACCTACGAACTCAACCGTAAGGTTTGCTGTTTGACCGACAGTAAGAGCCATACCTGAACCCGCGTAGTCTACATATCCAGTCGAATCATAGATTGCAACCGGAGTTGAACCGCGCTTGATTACAGCATAACCTGCCGGATCAACTCCAAAGAAAGCTTGAGTGATGTATACTCCGCTAAGTACTTCGTTGCCGAGTGCAAGACATGTAGAAGTGGCATCTACGTTTGTCGTGATGCTATTGCCTGCCACTTTAATTGTGGTATTGGCAGCAGAAACGTGAATAACGGCCGAAGTATTTTTCTTATTTGATGTAATAGTAACAGCCATTATTCACCTCTATAACTGATTGAGAAGTCCAACATTTGCTCGATGCCTTCTGCTGTATCGCAAGCTAGCATGAATTCACGTTGATTATCTTCGTTGAGTTTCTCAAAGACCGATACCATCGTTCTCTTATGTACTTCTGCAAGATCATCTAGTTTAACAAGTAGACGCTGTTCTTTATTCATTGGCAGCTTGCCACGTTCAGCAGTCAGCTTAGCTGCAACTGCCATCACTTGACGCTTCTTCTGTGACTTACCTTGGAACTGAGGAGCATCAGACTTTTGAAAATCCTTGACTACAGTTCCCATCGAAGCTTTCTTCATGTCGAGTTTTTCTTCGAGTTCAGCTTCTTCTTTGGCCATTACTTTGGCTTTTTCAATGCCTGCCATTCTACCACCGTATGACTTACGGCCAGCCAGTTCACGACCCTTTTCGCGATAGTTCAAAGGTCCTTCATTATCTGCAATAGACTTTGATTTCATTCTATAACGGCGAAGTGTATCGTGTGATAGTTCGTCGATTTGCTCGATTTCTTCTTTATTAAGAACAGTACTTCCGGTATCACGTGCTCTATTAATTTTAGTTCTTGCTAATGATAGACTGTTGCTTTGTTTGCTTTTCATTTTTATGCCAGCATCAACAGATTGTCCTGGCTTTCTACCACCACTGAAAGCGGTTCTAGCTCTCTTATCGCCGTAACTTTTCATGGTTCCAATTGAAAGCTCGTCAATTTGTTCGGCCTCTTCCTTGGCAAGTTGTCCCTTCTTACGAAGTTCTTCTCTCTTTTTTGCCATGTGAAGCTGGAAAGCTAATTTAGCATCGTCAGCCGCTTCAGCAACCTTTTTCTTCTTCCGAAGAAGATGGAAGTCATGCGCATCGACCTTGCCGTTCTTGTTGGCATCGATCTTATGCTGATTACCCTTCAGCTCTTCGTATACTTCTTCGTCTTCGCCAGGATTGTAGCCCTTACGGTGCTTCGGACGATCGGCCATCTTGACCTTCGAACCCTTAAAGAGTTCATCGTCATTGCCGTTGCGGTCAGCAGTCTTCGCAACTGCGTGCTTGTCAATGAACTTCTGCTCGTCAGGATTCTTGACGACCATCGGCCCAAGCTGTCTTTCATTTAAGAAATCTTTAAGCGTCTTCGCCATCGTCGTCTTCTTCCTCTGTGTCTAAATCTTCTAGGTCAAAATCTTCAAGATCAAAATCTTCGTCTTCGAACTCATCTTCGAACTCTTCGTCGTCGATATCGAAATCTTCTTCGTCGAAGTCATCATCAGATTCTTCGTCATCGATTTCTTCTGGTTCGGCGAACATCTGCTGAGCATATGCAACACTCTCATCTTCTAATCTTGCGTCAATCTTCTGACGCACAATTGCGTCGAATGCGTTTGCAAATCGAGTAGGTTGTTGATCTAAGGTTGCTCCAATCAATTCGTCAATATCCATATAAATTCTCCAAAAGTCTTTTTACTATTTATAATGTATTTATTTTCTTACCAAATCTGGTACATTTGGAATAGAATTAGATTTCGGTTTACCTGCTGTTGGAGGAGTTGCATCAGCTGGAGTTGGCTCGGTACCTACATCTCCAGGGGGTAACTGTTGCCCATCTGGTCCCATTTGTGGAGGAGTATACTGCGGATT